AACTGGCTCCAGTCGCCAAAGATGAGCGAGGTTGTCGCGCCGCCGGAAATAATGGTGCCATCGTTTGGCAGGGCTTGCGTCGAGGCGAGCGGATAACCGGCGAGCGAATTCGGTTCGCTCATCAGAAAATTACTGTTGGTGTCGCCGGGCGTGTGCAACGTCTTCCGCATCTTCGCCACCGTGATGGCGTTGGTGACCCATGCCAAACTGCCAGCCAGGGCGTTGGACGTGTCCACTGACGCGATGGTGTTGATGAGGTCGTTCCATGTCGCGGGCGCGCCGCCCTTGCCAACGGTGGGAACGCCGGACGCCGCGTCCAGCAGACCCTTCGGCTCATTCGCGCCGCCACCTTTGAACGCGGCGCGATCGATCGCCACGGCGATGATCTGGGCCAGGTCGTTCTCGACCATGCGCGCCACGTCCAGGCTTGGTTGCATGATCATATTGCGTGATATTTCGACAAGCCCGCCGACGTGTTTCGGCGTCATGCTCACCGCGTCGGTGGCCGGATCGCTCATCGTCAACGGGCTGTTCTCGGCCACCCATGTCGCGGTGGCGGATGTTTTCAGTCTCGGAATGGATAAGTTACCTTGCAGGTCGCTCAACACGGTCGCGCCCAGCGCGCGGATCACCAGCTTTTCGCGTAGGCGATCGATCAGGTTCGGGCTGACATCGGTCTGGATCAGATTCGAGCCAGGCCCGCCCGCGGGCAGCGCGGTCGTGAAGACTCGCCGCTCGACCGGCGCGCCGCTGCGCTTCAGATCGAAATACATGCCTTGCGCCGGCCGTCCGCTGCGCCGCGCCAGTTCGGCGGATACCTCTTTCGCCCGGCCGCTGGCTTCGCTGGTGTCGCCCAGCTGCGCCCGGATGACATCGAGGGCGGTGACCTTCGCCGCCAATGCATCGAAGCCGCCGCCGCCGCCATCGAGCGGCGTGCCAGCGGCGCGGCGGTCGAGGTCATCGATGACGGACTGGCGCGCGATCTGGGCGTTGAGGTTGTCCACGTCGGCCGAGACCGCGTCCCATTTGGTCTGTGCTTCGGCGGGCAGCGGGCCATCCGGCGCGCCGGAATGGAGCGTCCTGAGTTCGGTTTGAAGCGCGCTGCGACGCTCCAATAATTGGCGAAGCGTCATGTTCGTTTCCTTTTCAGTTGAGGCGCGCCGCCGCGGCGCGATGTTCGTCCAGCCCGATCCGCAGGGCCTTGAGCCACCAGTCACCGGGGACGGCGAGGAAGGGGCGCGGGAGACGCCAATCGGCGTCCACGTCGCGCCAGCAGGCGCCAGGCTCACCATCCGGGCCGATGGCGATGACAAGCACGCGGTCGAGGTCGAGGCTGGCATCGCGACCGGCGCTGACGCCGGTCCTGATGGCGGTGTCGCGGGTGACCAGTGGCAACAGCGAATCGGTCACCCGAAGCGCCAGGGCGTGTCTGAGCGTCAGTTGGTGGATGGCCGCGGGCTGGTCGTCACCGCCCAACAGGTCGGACATCTGGGCGGGCGTCATCGCCAGCAGGTTGCTTGCCTCGGCGGCGGTGATGGGTTCGTCGGCCGGGTCAGACATGCGTCGGGGCCTCCGCGCGTTTGTTGCGTTGTTGCAAGTATTCAGTCCTGATGATCAGGTCGCTCAACATCGCGGCGGCGGGGATGCACAGGATGACGCGGCGAAGCGGCGAGAACTCGTCGCCGTCCCGCTCGTCGACCGGCGGGCTATACTCCCCGGCGCGGCGGATCTCGGTGACGGCGGCGAACAGTTCGCCGTCCTCTTCCCAGCCGCAGATCACGTTGAGATTCTTGCGGTAGCGTTCGCGCGGCTGGGCGAGGTTCTCGCGCGCGGCGCGGACCACCATGGCGGCGATCGTGTCGGCGCGGGCGGGTCCGAAATCGAGGCCGCGGGACATGCACAGGTCGTACATGACGGCGAGATGCAACAGATCGATCAGGCTGAAATGCCAGCGCCCGTTGCGGGCGTCCTTGTCGCCGATGGTCGTCAGGATGCCGCGGAAGCGCCAGTTTCTGATCGTTTGCTCGGCCACGCGGGACAGGAACACGCCGTCTTGCAGCGTGAAACATCGCTCGGCGATGTCCACCGGGACGTTGCCCGTCGGCGTCGGTGTCATCATGCCGGACCCTGTCCATCTCATTCGGAAACGGGACGCTGGCACGAAAGCGAGGGGTTCCGGACCAATGTTTCATGGTCGAGAACGCGATTATTTTCGGGGCGGCGTCGCCAGATCGTTGCGGAGGGGGAGGGTTCGGTCCCGGCGGACAGGGGCCGCACCGGCCGGTGGACCAACGCGTGTAAAAGCCACCAAATACCCCGGTTTGGCGTCGAAAAACCCGGTTTTTTGATCGATTTCGACCGATTTCGCCTTCAGGTCAGCGCAAGAACATCTGCCAGGCTTCGACCGCCTCGCTGGTGGTGCCAGCAGGCCTCCTGGCCTCCGCCTCGGCGCGGATCGGTGCCTCGGCGAGGCGTGCCACGGCGCCAGCGAGCCGCCTGGGCGATGCGCGACCGCTGACCACGACCGCGCCGCCGGCCTCCAACCGGCGCACCGCGCGCAAGACCGCCTCGGGCTGGCCGGGATCGGCGGCGGCGATGAGAGCGCTCAAGGAATAGTCGCCGGCCGCCAGCAGACCGAGAATCCGATCGCGCCGCCGGCCGCTGGTCTCGGGCATGGGAATCCTCCGCTCTGGTGGCGCCAGTCTGGCGCCGGCCGGCGAGTCGCGGCAGTCCTCGGGATCTGGACTGATGGTTTGCCCGCTTTTCGGTTTGGGAGTCCAACCGGGGAAAACCGGGAGTCCTCGCCGCGCCCGGTGACACCAACGGATTCACCCAATTGATCACGGGCCTTACCTTCGATCTTTCTGTCCAGAGGTGGAACTGGTTCCACCTCTGGGTGTTCTGTTTTTATTCTTTCGGGATGACGATCTTTGTTGCTGGCGACGGCGGCTTCCGCCTGTCTGATCTTGGCCAGCGTTTCATAAAGCGTGCGACGGCATTCATTCGCCATCGCCAATTGCCCGCTTTTCGGTTTGGGAGTCCTCGGCGGGATGACCGGGCAAACCGGCTGAGGCAAAAATGCCTCAAGCTTCGACTCCTCACCGCGCAAGGTGAGGGCAATTTTGCCCGAACCTTGGACCGCTCGCCTCGCCCAGAGGTGGAACTGGTTCCACCTCTGGACTTTCGTTTCCGAAACGATTGCGGGACTCCCTCGCCGCGCCCGATAGGTGATGGCAATTTTGCCATCACCTTACCTTCGAATCTCAATCTTCCTGTTCCTCGCTCACGGTTTGCCCGCTTTTCGGTTTGGGACTCCTCGGCGGCAAACCGGGGAGTCCCCGCGCCGCGCGCAGCTGGTCGCGCACCAGCGCCAGGGCGTGCTTCGTCGTCGCCCGCGGGATCGGCACACCGCTCGCCTCGGCCATGCTCTGGACCGCCGTGAGCATGCCTGAGAGGCCAGCCAGATCCACGCTGGGCAACGGAGCCGGGTGACCGTTGGCGACCGCCAGCGCCCTTCCCTGGCCCGTGGCGGCGGGTGTCGACGGGGGCGGGATGACACGCGTCCCGGCTTCCATGTCCGCCTGGTTGCGGATGGCGCGATCGAGCCACTGGGCCATCGTCTCGCCGCTCTTCGCCGCGCGGGCGGTCGCCAGTTTTCTGGTCTCGATCGACATGCTTTTGACCGTCCAACTCGATCGGTCTTCCTGGTCCGCCATCGGGTTTCCCTCGTGGTTTGCCCGTGGGGCTTACCGCCGCGCCGCGTGGTCGGGTCAAGCGCCGCGGGTTCGCGATCGGCGATTCACGATCGGTGATTCGCGATCCTCGATCAGCGGAGGCATGCGCGCCCTCTCGGCGTCCCGCATCACACCCACATCATCGGTGGTTTCCCAGATAAGCCCGGTCCAGACACGCCCACGCTCGCCTAGCCCGTAGGCCAGGCATTCCTCGATCGACAGACCCGCCTGATGGGCCAGGTGGAACAGGTCCGCCCGCGCCATGGCGCGGCACCACGGCGGCACCTTCGCCGGATCGGTGATGCCACGCCATTCCATCCAGAGCGCCGCTTGCTTCTTCGCACTCGGCGGTGGCGGCTTGCCCAGTGGGTCGGGTGCCCAAAAGTACTCGTGGCGTCCGCTGTCTAACCGCACCGTGGTCATCACCGGGTATGGCAGGCGGCGGGATTTGATGCGTGGCGGCGGCTTCCCAGCCTGATGGATCGCGTTGGCGGCGCGCGGCGCGAAGGTCAGCAGCGCGTCGCGGATCGCGCGCGTCTCGGCGTCCGACAGCGAACGGCCAAGGCGGCGGGCGATGCCGGCCAGCGCCTGCGCGATCGGTCGTGTCAGCGTGGCGTCGCGGACGGTGACGATCACCGCGCGGGCCTTCCGTTTGGCCCGCCAGCGCCGCTGCGTCTCGGTCGGCGTCATCGCGACGCCATTGATCGGTGGTCGTCCCATTCCCTCTACCTCCACGAGGTAGATAAAATGGCCGCGGTTCGCGGGACCGCGCAAGCGCCGCGCCCCCTCGGTTCCGCGCTCGCGGATTGGCGATCGGCACGGCGGCCGCGGGGCCTGTTAGCGCCTCGCCGGTCACCGTTAGCCGGTCGTGGGGTGCCTCCGAAAACGGGCGTTTGATCAGGTGGCCGCGTTCAACCGGGCATGCGCGTCGGCTTCCGCGAATCGCTTTTCCGCGACCGCGATGCCGTCGAGTTCGGTTTTCAAACTCAGGTATTCGATGGCCTCCGCGCCGGTCAGAGCACGCGGCGAGCGACCGGCGAGCAAGCGTTTGATGTCACGAAAGACCGAGTCCATCGGCCCGGCGAAGCGGACGGCGGCGGCGAGCACGGCGGCGTCCAGCGCGGCCGTGGTGACGGGATCGGCCAGCCGCTGACGATCGCGGGCGGTCGGTTCGCGTGGTTTCCTGGCGCTCATCGGCTGTTTCCTTCGCTGGTTGCTGGTTCACGCGTGGCCGGGTTCACCGATCGGCGGCAATACCTCCATGTCGCTGAAAAATTCCTTCCGAAGGACATCGGCGACGATTGGGTTAAGCGCGGCACCCGGCCAGCGGGCGTGGCAGTCGGCGCAGATGCCGTTGCCCATCATTTTCCTCGCGTCGTCCCGGTGTGCCTGAAGCACCACCCATGCCTTGGGCATGAAACTGGCCGAGAACGGTTTGTCGCATGTCAGGCACACGCGCGGCGCGCGCGGATCGAGGACGTTCCGCATCATGTACTGCAACGAAAACACGACCTTTCGCGCATCCACGTCACCCGCGAGAGCGCGCGCCGCCTGGTCCGCCACGTCAGCGGGACCGTAGATCGTGATCCGCCAGAGACCTTGTCCCTCGGCCTCGATCTTCTCCGCGAACTCTCTCTCTCTCTGACTGTACGCTCTCCGTCGCTTCGCTTCGCCCATCGGAATCCTCCCTGAAAACACCAAAAAAACCGGCCTTTTTGTCTCAACCCATGAGACCGCCCTGACCACCCTGGTACAGTTTCCCCCCGCCCTGACCGGCCCTTCCCTTCTTTTTTCTTTATTTTTTAAAGAGTTAAAGAAAGAGAAAAGAAAGGTGGCCAGGGTGGTCAGGGTGGTCAGGGTACGCGCGCGTATATGAATCTCACCTTGTCACCGTTCTCCTACCCTCTGTTAGTTTGTTAGACAGAAATAACAAAGAACGACGGATGCCACGATTTTTCTGAACAATTTGGAGCGAAAAGCCCCGACCACCCTGACCACCCTGGCCGGCCCAGGGTTTCCGCGGGTTTCGAGTGCCACCCCACCCTGACCGAACCCTGACCGCCACCCTGACCAGAGACGGGAATCTCAAAAACCGAGACATCACACGCGGCGAACACGTCATTAGGCAAGCCGTGAATCGTGTTAGTTGAGAGAGCACCACAAGCGCGCGCCTGGTCCGGGAAGCGCGGGGGCGGACCAGGTGTGGTGTTGTGTGGCCGCGCCTCACCCCTCCTCGGCCTCGTCCTCATAGGTGCCCCAGTCGATTGTCAGGCCAGTAAACGTCCTGAAGTCCTCACGCGCGGCGTCGAGGGTGCCCAGGCTGTAGCCTGGGGGCCTGTCCTTCTCGATCAACCGGGCGGTGCGGACCCGGCGTCCTTCAACGATGCCGTCCACCATGTGTTCGCCGGTCACATGAACCCCGCGCGGGCGGACGGGTTTGGCACCGGCCTTTCCCATCCACGTTCCAAGGGCTTCGCGGGACAGCGGTCGCCGTTCGCGGAACTTGTCGGCGAAGGCGGTGTAGGAAGCGAACAGGATCGAGGTCGCCAGCCAGTCGTGCCACGCCTCGAAGTGGTCTTCGAGACCGTAACGGGACTGGAACACGAAGCCTTTGTGCAAACAGTCGTGCCACCAGCGTTCCGTCGTATCGAGGCTCAACTTGCGCTGTTGTTGCAGCGCGTCGGTGTCCGGGGCCTTGCGTAAGTTGCTCCGGGAAATGTCCCTGGCGAGCAATTCAAACAACATGGCGGCATGTCCGCCCTCGTCCATCTGCTTTTGGATCGCGGCGAAATATACGTGGTTCTGGCTCTCGGTTTCCGTCACGTCGAAGATGCACCAACGGCGCGATTTGAGTGAAGCCGGGACCACCCATTCCTCATTCGATGCCATCATGGGGTGCAGATAGTTTGTCACCTGCACGACGGCTCCGGCTTTGAACTCAATGGTGAGTTCCGGCTCGGTCAGGCCCTTGAGCACGCCAACATGCGCGCGGTCACCAGCGAAAAACGCTTCATCGGCGAACAGAAATACGGTGTCGCGCAGATGGGCGTTGAATTTTCCGGTTAAATGCGAAGCGTTGGTGATGGTGAGGCCATGCTGGCCGAACAGGTATTTGAGGCTGCGCGCCAGAATCCCTTTTCCGCTGCCCTCCGGGCCACGCAGTACGACGATCACCTGGGCTTGTTTGTGCGGGTTCTGAACGGCGAAGGCCATCCAATCCATGAGAAAGTCGAACCATGTCAGGTTGCCGCGGCAGATTACATTGAGGATGTGATCACGCAGTTTGCTCCAGTCGCCTTCCTTTGGCTGGACCGCGAAGCCTTGCCACAAGTTGAACACGTCGCGCGGAACTGGCCGATTCGAGGGATCGAAGACAACGCCGCCGAGATAGGAGCGGCGGGCGGAATGTTTCAGCCAGAACTTGCCCGCCTCTCGCCGGTCTGGCTTGCCGTCCTTATCCACGCCGACCGTGACGTATTTGTTGCAATGCGCGTTCTTAAAATCCGCGAATGACATCCGGTCGTAATAGGTACGGTTCAGATCCTCGTCGTACCGCGGCACGTAAATGAGGACTTTCCCGTACTCCTGCACGACGAAATACCTGCGGTTGAAGTCGGCGAAGAACCGCGCCACCGGGTCGCCCCGTCCAGGGCCGGGTTCCGGTTCCGGTCCTTCTCCCTCTCCGTCTCCCTCGTCCGGTGGTGGCGGTGGCGGTGCGCCGCCGCCGGCCTTGCCGGTGTTCTTCCAGCCCAGGTCGGACGGCTCGCGGCCCAGCCACTCGCACAACGTGAACGCCGCCTTTGTCGCGTCGGGCGCTCCACCCCAGCGCAACAACGCGTCGACCGGCGACAGCGAACCTTCCGCTCCGAAGTCACGGACGCCGTCGCGGTGAAACGACAGGTCTTCCTCGTAGCCGCGGCCCAGATCGGCGGATGACACGCGCCAGGACTCGCCGCTTCGCCTGGCCTTGGGAAACAAGCGCGACACCCAACGGTCGAGGTTGTCGAGGGCGGCGCGGTTCACGTTCCTGAAGAACTCGCCGCCCGCCTTCTGCCCGGCTGGACGGGCGGGAGGCACGACGCGCGCGCCTGGTTCGGAAGGCGCCGGGCGGGGCGGCGGTGGTGGTGGTGGCGGTGCCGCCTCGGCGTCCCATTCCTTTTTCGTCTTGCCGCCGGCGGCGCGAAGCATCGCCTCGGCCGCCGCCAGGAATTCCATCAGGGCGCCTTCCTCGACCACCGGGAGCTCGTGGAAAGGCACGTCGAGGGGGCTTTGCCCGGTCCAGTAGTAGGGTCGCATCGTCTCCGGATGGTCGCCGAAGCAGGCGGCCTGTTGCCCGTCGCCCAGCGCCTCGACCTGGCATTTGATCCCGTCCGAATTGATCAGTTCCGGCGTCATTCGCTTCGCCAGCGGTACCGCGTGCCGGTAGCAGCGCAGGCTTTTCGGCGCGCGCCCGATCCGGACCAGCGGGGTGGGGCCAAGCATCGTGTCGGCCAGCGCCTCGATTCGCTTCGCCAGGACCGGGATGGGGATGTCGAGGTCGAGGCCCAACAAGGGGCCACAGACCAGGCCGGTGTTCGAGTGACCTTTGGTCAAGGGCGAGATAGCCCAGTCGTCGATCATCGTCTCGGTGATCGTCTCGGCCGTGACCAGGTTCCAGCCGGTGAAGAAGGGTTGTTTCCCCGGCTTCGTGACCTTCTTGTGCCGGTATCGCGTGCCGGTGACCGGCAGGGGACACCAGCCGTTCCGGAACAGCGCGTGGCGCAGTTCGGTGGGCGTCAGTTGTTTCGGCTTCGCCGCCTGGTCCGCCGCCCACGCGCGACCGGCGGCGACGTGGGCGGCTTGCTCCTGGGCTTCCGTCAGCGGTGCGACCACCGCGCGGCCATCGAGCGTGGCGTTACCGGCCGCGTGGCCGGTCGCCAGGATCTCGACGGATGGCGGAATATGCGTATCAGGCATCGGCAACCCTTTTGTGTTGGGCTACCGCGGGGCTTGCATCGGCTCGGTGGCGCGTGCTTAAGAGTCACCATCGAACCGACACGCCCCCAGGCAGCCGGTTTTTTATTCAGATTTCGCGCTCGGTTTCCTTGGCAGGGGACGGGCGCGATTTCGTTTCAGGGGGCTAGCAGTCATCTCGATTCGTCTCCAAGGGGCCGCTGAGGGCCTGGGGATATTTCTGGCAAACGGCGGTGCAGACCTCGGCGCTCCACCTGGCCCTCACCTCGGGCGTGGCGAAGCTGATCAGCGGCGCGTAACGGATCTTGTCGCGCGGATCGCGCAGCGCGCGGCCGTCCGGATCGAGTTGCGGGCGCGCGGGCGGCGCGGCCCACATGTTGCCGTTTCCGGCGCGGTGAATTCCGACCTCGTCCATGACCATTCCGGAGGCGAACCGGACGCGGGCGAAGCCGCGCAAAGTGTGGCGGTTGATCGGGCGGAATTGTTCGACGATGACGGTCATGACGCGCCCTGGTCTTCGTTCGTGCCGGGCGCCGGCGGCGCGTCGCCGGTCGCGCCGGGGCTTTGATGCATCGCGGTCGAGCCGGCGAAGTCAGCCGGCAGGGTTGGCGCGCCGTTCGGGCGCAGCGCGTCGCCGCCCTCGATGGGACTCCATCCCAACTCGGAGCGAGTTTCGTTGGCCGTGACCGCCCCCGTCTGCTGGAGGGCGCACAACGCCGCCACGACGGTCGAGAACGATCCACGCTGCAAGCCGTCGAGGTCGAGGCGCAGATGCATGCCGGCGGGCAGGATGGCATCGAATTCCGACTCGATCGTCGTCACCAATGGCGACAGACAGAGCTGTGCGAAACTAGTGACATATGATGAAAGGTCGGTGATCGAGCGGGTGCCGATCTGAAGCAGCACTTCCGGAACGCTGAATAATCTACAGATGTCGGCCACGGAAAACTGACGCGAGGCGAGGAACTCGGCGTCAACGCTGGTCATCGATACCTGAGAAAGCGCCCAACCGCCTTCCAGAATCGGCACACGGCCAGCGTTCATGCTGCCCGTGAATCCCTCTCTCCACTCGGAGTTAAACCGCTCTCGTTGCGTATCCGAAAGAAAGTTTGGCGCGGTTATTACCCCGGAGGGCCTCATTCCATTGCGCCAGTTGGCCTCGGCCATGCGGGCGATTTCCGCGCCCTCGCTGACGGCGCTGGCGGCGCGGGCCAGGACCGATTTGCCCAGAATTCCGTTGTCTGATCGTAATTTTATGTGCAGCGCGTCGGAGGCGAGCAACCTTTTTGGCAATCCAAGCAAGCGTGCCTCGGGCGTCGCGTGCGGCGCGAGATCGAATACCAGCCTCGCGCCGCCGTCGCCGCTGGCGATGACCTGGGGGCTGCACCGGGACCACGGAATCCCCGTCAGCGATTGAAGGCCACCGCGGCCATCAGCCCCCACCATGGCGAGGCTGTTACCGTGGAGCAGCAGGCCGCCGACCAGCTGCTGAACGAAGGCCGGCCATGAGGAATAGGCGGAAGGCCTCTGGAGCACGCGCCAGGCCGGCGCGGTCGGTGGCGCGGGCGCGGGTCCATCGGGCGTGTCGATCGTCAGGGAGGCGGGCAGGGAGGCGATCGCGGAGGAGATCAGCGCGACGCATGCGCTGACGGTGACGACGCACTCAGCGCTGCCGCTGGGGCCGGTCCAGACGCCGCCCAGAGCGGCCTGGCCCCATCCATCGCCCATCCATGCGGCGCGCCGTCTCTCGGCCGCTGGCGGGTCGTCCGCGAGCCATGCGCGGATGCGGGCGCGTACGCTCATAGCATCGCCAACAGGCGAGCGCGGGCGGTGGGATCAAGCCGCAAAATTGCGGCTTGATCGCGGGACCGCAACGCGACCGTGGTTTGATCGTATGCCGGGACGTTGCCAGTCAGTATCGATATTTCGTGCAGTGTCACACTGCGAAGTTGTCGCGTGCGCGGATCGGGCCATGCCTCGCTGGTCGCGATGAAACCGATGCTAACGCCGGACAAATCGCCGCGTCGGGCCAGTTCCAGCAGATCGTTGCCGATCGAGGTCGAGGGGAGGTCGAGGGCGTATTCCAGACCGGCGGCGGTCTCGCTCAGGCGCAGCGTCCGCGACCGCGTGCGGCCCAGCAGCGCCTCGGCGCGATGATCGGCGAGCGCCATCACGTCATCGCGTACCAGGCTGGCGCTAAAGGCTCCCGCGGCGATGGTCTCGCTGAAGCGTCCCCCGATCGAAGCCGTCACGCCAAACGGCGCGGCCAGCCCGGTCAGCGTGCGACCGGTCGCCCGCACCTCGGTGACTGTGCGGAATTCCAGATCGTCACGCATCAGGCGGTGCCGACTCCCAGCAAGGCGGCGAATGCTAATGGTTGCTTGATCGCGACGTCTGCCGTGGCCATGGCGCGGCATTGAATATTGCCCTTGGCGTAAGCGGTTTCCGCGTATGGGTTCACCAACAAATCCAATTCGGACCAGAAACCAAGTACCAACTGGCTCCAGTCGCCAAAGATGAGCGAGGTTGTCGCGCCGCCGGAAATAATGGTGCCATCGTTTGGCAGGGCTTGCGTCGAGGCGAGCGGATAACCGGCGAGCGAATTCGGTTCGCTCATC